AATATACTATTGAATTATTTGAAGAATATGACAACATTAACTTCTATACAATCAGATTTAAAGGTGATGTGTATACAGAGGCTGAAAAGTTTCTGCTTAAATTCCCAGAAGGATGTGAATTTGATAAAGATATAGATGTTATATTGTCGTGGTTAGAAAAAATATCAGAGAAAGGAGCGTTAGAAAGATATTTTAAGCCAGAAGGTAGATATGGAGATGGAGTATGTGCTATCCCGATAGAGATTGGAAATAATATAAGGCTATATTGTTTGAGATTATCCGATAATATGTTGATTATAGGAAATGGCGATGTAAAGGATGCTAATTCTTGGCAAGATAGTCCAATATTATCAAGGTATGTTCAATTATTAATTGAAACAAGTCGGTTTATTAATTCTCGAAAACAAAACGATCAGATTCGTTATAAAAATAAAATATTAGAAGGAAACTTAAGATTTAAAACGCATGAAAAAGAATAGTTTGTTTGAAGCAAGAAGAAAACGTATTTCAAATGAAACTAGAGAATTTATATCTTTTTCATTTGAAATAGTTGATAGGATTCATGAAATTCTAGAATCCAAAGGGTTAAAGCAAAAAGATTTAGCGACTTTATTGGGTAAATCTGATGCTGAAATTAGTAAATGGATGAGAGGTACTCATAATTTTACAATTAATACAATAAAGTCTATTGAGAATGTATTAAAAGAGCCTATAATAGAAGTAATTTCAAAGAAGGAGCCGATTATAGTAATGTTTCCTATTTCTGTTGACTCTATGAATATTCCTTCGAAAGGGAAGCATTCTTCAAGTAATTATAATGATTTTAAATTTAAATCAGAATCGCTTTGATATGGAAAAGAAATTGCAGGTGCGCATTGTCTCAATAAAAGAAGATAGTTTTAGTGTTGATTATGATAGGCTTCCTGAAACTAAAGAAGATTGCGAGAAAAACGTGTCTCCTTATTTTGGGATCAGTATGAGTGTAAATGAAGAAAAATCATATTTAACGGCTCATGCACAAGTAAAATATATATTAACTGAGAATTCACAAGATGTTGATATAGTGTCATTAAAGTATTCTTATACATTGCGTATAAGTGATATTTATGACATTATTAAATATCCAAACGAAAAAGATAAAACGACATTTGAAGTTCAAAATAAATTTATTGAAAAGTTTGTTCCTGATGTCTTTGCTACAGGAAGAGCTTTATTGGCTCCGAAGCTTATGAATACCGTATTATCTGATTTCTATTTACCTTTTGGTGGAGAACAGGATATATTGAGGAGAATAAAAGAGAATAGAGTAACTAAAGATAAGGCGGACTAACATCCGCCTTTCTTTTTGCCCGTTTCTCTTATTTCCATCCATAATTACCTCAAACTTCCTTATTCTTTCGTATTTACTGGGAAAGAAATAGCAAATTTCCCACAATTGGCGAATTGTGGTTCATTCGCAATCTGATAATTTTCATATAGACTCACCGCATTGTATTTTTATGCTGATTTAAAAAGATTTGCATAAAAGAACTAATCATGAAAGAAAAAATTTTCCAAGCTTTAAAACTAGCGTACTCAAATCTAGGGTTAAGCGATGAAATTTTGCAGGGACAGGCTGACGCTTTATCTGCATTAGGCCTAGTAACTGAAGATAACTTGGCAACTGTTGTACAGGGGCAAAAAACGTTTTTAACCTCTCTTCAGAGCGGTATTGATAGACGGGTAACTGATGCTGTCAATAAAGCAAAGGAGAAAGAGGCTGCAGGTGGGGGCGAGCAGAACAAACAGCAACCAGAAAACGAGGAGCCGGAGTGGTTCAAAAAGTACAAGACTGAACAGGAACAGCGTTATTCCACGTTAAAAAACGAGAATGACGCATTTAAGGCTGAAAAGTCACGTGCTGAGAGAAACAGTCTAATCTCTTCAAAAGCAAAAGAACTGGGTATCCCTGAATGGCGAATGAAAGAAGGTTTTGCTATTTCTGACGAAATGGATGAAACGGCAATTACGACCTATCTTTCAGGCATCAAACAGAATATTGTTACCGCAGGGCTTGAAACAAAAGATTCGGCATTCCCTTTATCCACTCCTTCTGAAAAAGGCAAGGAAATGGCTATACAGTGGGCAGAAGGATTGCCAGACGCTAATTAAAAACAAATACTATGGCTATTGAATTTGAAAAAGGACAGATTGAAGGCGGATTCCCCGTATTTTGGAGAGGTGAGTGTAAAGTTATCCCTGGGGATTTTAAACTCAAGCAGTCATTTCCAGAAGGTACTTTGATCAGAAAAGGTACTCCAATTGCGTTGGATTTTGCAAATATGGAGTGCACAGTATGTAAGGCTGTTAAGATCGTATCTGGAGGAACAACTTCTGCTCCGCGAATTGTAAAAGGAAGTTTGGTACAGGTCGGCGATAAGCTGAAGATTGGTGAAAACGAACAGGCTATTAATAGCATTGATAGATCGAATGCTGATTACGATGTCGTTACGCTAGCTGCCGCATTGACTGGAGCTACGGCTAATGCCTTTGCTGTCGTTGGGACAGATGTGCCAAATGCGGTGGTAGAAACAGACAAGGAGTATAAAACCAATATGGATTTTCAGACTGTTTCTGCAGGTTATGATGTGATTATTCTGAAAGAAGTAGCTTATCCGATGCCAGAAGATTGGCTTTTGGGCGGATGGTGCATGAAGAATAATCCAAGTATTAAATATGTAAGACAATAAGCTATGCCGGGATTATTTTACAGCTCTATTTTTGGCGAACTGACCAAACAGGTACAGATTCGTATTGATGCCGCTTCTCAATTGAGAAAGCGTTTGTTTGACCAGAATATCTATGAACGATATTTGGATTGGGACACCCCTACTGTTGGTTTGAACTTCGAAGAAATAATCGGACAGTATAACCTAAGCGTTGCAGCTGCGACCTTGGACTCTAAAGGTAAAGAGCCTATTATGGGAACCGAGGGCTTTAAAACGTTGAAGCAGAAGGTTCTTGCTCATCAAATGAGTTATTCTATGCCTATTGAGGATTATCGCAAGGTTCTTCAGGTTCTAGATTCTCGTATGCTGACTGATGAGCAGAAGACTCAGGAATTAATCGATCTCATGTGGAACAATGTCACAAAGGTGGTAAATTCTGTACAGTCCAAACTGGATATTATCTTCTTGGGTGCTCTTTCAAACAAGGGAGTATTCACTTTTGATGCAAACAACAATCCTGAAGGTGGTGTAAGAGGCGTTATTGACTATAAGATGCCGTCTGAAAACATTGCAAAGACTACGGTTGATTGGGTGCAGGGGAACGAAAGTACAGTAGACTGTTTTGAAGACTTGCAGGAGATTTTGGACGCTGCTCAGGATAAGGTTACATTTGACAAGATTCTAATCTCCCAAAAGAGACTATCTTTCATTCTTCGTAACAAGAAGATGAAGCAGGTGATTTACGGTACAGACAAGATGGGTACTCCTCTGCTGCTTGGCGGATTGAATGAATTCATGCGTCAAAATGGATTTCCGGCATTTGAAATTATCAGACGTACTACTCGAATCCAAAATAACGGTAAGTTGACGGATTATCAACCTTGGAATGATAAAAACCTTGTCTTTATTCCTGCCGGTAAACTTGGAGTTATCAAGAATGCTTATGCAGATAATGAATTGAGGCAAGAGCGTGGTGTTACTTACTCAAACTACGGAAGAATCCGGGTATCTCAATGGGGTAAGGGTGAGACTGACAATTCAAACGGTGTTGAGTTTACTAAAGCTCAGTCATTGTCTTTGCCGGTCATCACTGAAATTAACGGTATTTACTCGTTGACTGTTGAATCGTGACAATAGGTGACTACATAAAGCAATGTTTTTCTCCGCTTGGTGACATATCAGATGCTGGAGTAGAAAAGTTCGCGTTGGGGCTGGGAATTGATCCGAGCTCCGATGTGGACATTAGTACAAAAGTGAAGATATCCGGTTCGGTGGATAAGTTTATGGATAAAATCCTTACTCATCCTACTTCTGTCTCAGAGAATGGATTCTCTAAGTCTTGGGGGGCTGATACACTGTTGAACTATGCAAAATATATGTTTAAGATGTATGGCATAACTCCTAATGACGATACGGCAGCTTTGGTTGGAATAAGTATCATTAAAGACGCATCTAATATTTGGTGATATGCTAGAAGAAACTCCACATAAATTGCAAATACAAGTTATTACTCCGGAAGAGAATGACGAGTATGGGCGTTTAATTACAGGAACCGGTGGAGAATCTTGGCAGGATGTAGCTGAATGCTTCTGCCATGATAATTCACAACAAAAGGAAGTGTCGGTAAATGGTGAACGTTGGATGTACAATTATCATGTGGTTTACGAAGGGGAAAAGATTCCCTTAGGAAGTCACGTGAGATGCTTGGATTCCGACGAAAATACTGTTGGCGGAGGTGAGGTGAAGAAAAATGCCGAGTGTTATTCGGAAGAGTTTAAAGGTAGATGTGACATTTGGATATGATTGCAACAACAGACATCGCGAACATAATATTTAAGGATTGCAAGGCTTTTGGGATATCCGAAGTATACCAGAGAGGTAATATACCTGAAGGTAAGGTTAATACTGAAAGGATTGTGGTTTATCCTAAGACTCAACAGCCCGATACTTATTGGGAAAAGGGGTACGTTGAAGTTAATCTTTGCGTTCCTTTATCAAGGTCGGGGAAGGCTGATCTTATTCGCTTGAATGAGCTGGAAAGAAAGGGCAAGAAGATGTTCAAAGATGGAGTTGTAGGGCAATATGACGGTTCATGGTATCGGTATTCTTCTGAAACTATCGGAATAGAGGAAGATAAAGAGTTATGTTGTTACTATGTGAATGTGAAATTATTATTTGAAGTATTAAACGTAAATTAAAAAGATATGAAACCGTTTATAGGAATTAAAAAGATTTGGTACGGTGATGTTATTACTTCTGCTGTAACTAAAACTAGCCTTAAAACCTGGTTAGGTACTGCTACAGAAGTTGAGAACTCTCATCAAGATACTTGGGCGTATACGGAGGATGATCCTACCTATACCGACTACATTAACGAGTTGAATGGTAGCATCTATTATCGTGATGTGACGCAAAAAGGGGCTAAAACAATTGCTTTCACTATGGGCGTTTTCTCCTTTGATGACAAGGTAGATCTGCAAGGTGGTGAAAAAGTTGATACAGACGCAGGATGGGCCGCTTCTGATACTCCGGGGATTATCAATAAAGCCGTTGTTGGACAGACGAAGACTGGAAACTATATTGTATTCACCAATGCTGCGGTCATTGCTAAGGGAAATGCTGTGGAAAAGAATATCGGCTTGGGAGTAACAGCTGTTGCTATGGAAAATCCTAGCGCCGGCGTGAAGAGTGACTATATGTTCGACGGAGAAAAAGTAGATGCTGCATGAACTGTTGACAATATCGCATCCATGTCTTCTGATACTTCTCTCAATTTGAATAGTTCTACGACTAAGTCAAAGCGGGTGAACGCTGGAACTGCTGTTAACTATGAGAGGCCTGGGAAGGAAGATACTTCGCGATCAGCAGAGACATTATCTATATTATAAAGTGGTGAGGGGTGAGGGTTTATGTATCTCACCCTTTTTTAATAAATATCATTATGAATAAAGCTGCCATACTTATATCAGAAGCTATCACAGGAAAGGATTTCATTCCGATCATTGTAAATGGGAAAATGTACCGTGTAAATCCGCCTACCATACATAAAATAGCCGGCGCTTCGGCCTATCTCGCAGTTCTTGATGACAACAAGGATATAGCGGGTGTTATATCTTCATTGAAGGACATTTCTGTCGCTTCAAGCGCACTTTCTTGGTTTATCAATGGAAATGATTCATTATCTGAAGAATTGTCTCATGGAACCTTAGAAGAAGTATTATCCGGTCTTACAGCGGCTTACTCTCTGATAGATGTGAAAAATTTTACGATGCTGTTAGGTTTAGCGAAGAACGTAGCAAATCTAACAGCAAAACAGAGGTTATAGGCAATGATTGTATGTTGGGGCAAATTGCGTCGTTCATGGATAGCCTTCATTTGTCTTATGATGAAGTCGTTTATAAAATCCCATATCGCAATTTGATCATCATGCAAAAAGATAAGTTGCACGCTGTATACGATGGGGAGGTACTAACAGAAGTATCGGAGGAGGATTTCTTTAAAGGAAAAGTTAAGTTTGATGAATAATGAAAGTAACAGTGGATTTATCCGGTCTCGATGAATTCGTCGAAGAAGTTGATGAGAATGCTACCGAATTGATGAAAGAAGCAGCTCAAAGAGCCGTTTATATGCAGAAGGAACGCAATGTTAGTAATAAGAAAACCTATCAAAACCATACTTGGAATCTTCGCAATGCTCCCGGTGCTGCTATTGTCAGGGATGGAAATATTGTAGACCTATATATCCCTGCCGATGGAGAACATTTACTGGCGAAGAACAGGACAGAGGCAATGCTGATCTTTGGAAGTAAGCCTAAAGACGGTGTTGTTGTGGCCGATGGAATGGAGTATGCGAGCTTTGTTTCTAGCAAGGGTTTTGACGTTCTGGATTCGGCAAGCCTAACCGTGGAGAAAGAGTTAAAGGAATCATTTGGTAACGAAAACGTAAAAGTCACATGGCAGGAATGAAATTTACCGCAGATGTTAATGTCGAAGACATTATAAAACTGCGTCAAGAAATAGATAAATTGAAGAAGTCTCTAATTGCTATTGCAGGGATACCCAATAGTGATTCGGCTATAAAACAATTAGAGAAAGAGATAGCGGCGGCTACTAAAAAATTAGAAGAGTATGAAAACAAATACCTTCAAATCCAAAAGCTGAAGCATGACATTGATTCTTCCAATGATGCAGTCAAAAAGGCAAAGGAAGAAACAGCTGCATTGCAATCCACAAATAAATGGATTGTGGCTAATACAGAAGCCGTAATAGAAACGGATAAGCAGATAAAACAATTAAAGAAAAGCTTTGTTGCTCTTGCTGATTCAGAGAAAACAGGTACTTCCGGAATTGGAATATTAAGACAGGTGCAGCAACTGGCAGCACAAAGATTAGTTGAAGAGGAAGCTGTCAGAAAAACAATTAAGGCACAGAAGGATCAGATAATTCAGAGCAAAGCCGAAGAGGGTAGTATAACTGCTCTCAGAAAGCAAATAATCCTATTGACTAAGGATTATGATGACCTCGGAAGAACGCGAAGAAACGGTGATGCTGGTAAGGCATTGTTGGCCCAAATCGCAAATGTTCAGAAGGAATTGAGTGCGGCTGAACAAGCTTCTGGCAGATTTCAAAGAAATGTAGGTAATTATGCAAGTGCATGGAATGGGCTCGGCTTCTCTGTACAGCAGGTGGCTCGTGAATTGCCATCTTTGGCTGTCAGTGCAAATACCTTTTTCCTTGCAATCTCAAACAACCTTCCTATCCTTGTAGATGAGATTGCTAAAGCAAGAAAAGAATATGCTGCATTTAAGGCTGAATTAGCTGCAGGAAATAAAGATGTCAAGGCTGTTGCTCCAGTTTGGCAGCAACTGACAAAGTCTCTTATTAGCTGGCAGACTGCTCTTGTTGTTGGATTAACTCTGCTTTCTGTGTATGGGAAGGAGATAATCAACTGGGGAAAAGAACTTGTGAGAGGAAAAAATTATGTATTGGATCTTTCTACTGCTGAACAAGAATTAGCTGCCGCTAGAAAAAAGGGTATTCAAGATTCGATAAAAGAAAGACTCGAATTGGATTTATTATATACTAAACTTAAAAGTGCTTCAACTTTATTAAAAGAGAGAACAGCTTCAATTAATGAATGGATTTCTAAATATCCTCAATATGCCAATGTTATAAATGAGGAAAAGATTGATATCGATAAATTATCAATTGCATATAGGGCATTAGGCAAAGAAATGATGCAGAGATCTATATATCAAAGTTATATGGATAGAGCTAAAGATATTTCAAATCAAATAGTGGATCAAGAAATAAAATTAAGAAATCAAACAAAGACCTTAAAAGAGGCCAATAAGAGAGTTGAGGAAGCAAATAAGAGATTGTTTGCTGCTCAGAAAAATGAAAGTGATACTTATTCCTCTTTAAGAGAGAAAAATGCAGCACAAAGAGAATTTACTGAGGCAAATAAAAATCTTGAAGAACAAGCTAGAATATATTCGGACATAAACAATAATGTCAGTAAGTTAAAAGGAAACTTAGGAGAGTTTATAAATTCGATAGACGTTGATAAATTGTTTCCTCAGCCAAAGGAAGGAACCTATGATTATTGGCAACAGCAAGTACAATTAGCTGATACGGCATTAAAACAAATAAAAGATACATATCTTAAAACCTTAAAATCGGGAAATACTAACGGGGTTCCAGAAGAAGTTGTAAAACAATATAATGCTCTCATAAAGCAGAAAACAGAAGCAGAAGAAAAGCTTAAACTATATGATGATAAAGGGTTAACTAAGGAGTATAACTCCATCGTAGACCAGCAAAAAAAAATCTCCGAACTATTATACAAGCAAGCAACCGAAAGGAAACGCAAGGAGCAAGATCTGGAGAATCAACTTACCCAGTCTCGTATTGACGCTATGGCAGAAGGAGAAGCCAAGATTCGTGCACAGCGTGAATTGGACAACAAGAAGGAGATACAGGATTTAGAACGTCAGCGGGAAGATTATATCCGGACGGAGATCGAGCTTCAGCGAAAGGCTTTTGATGAACAGGAAAATTTGCGGGCGAAGCAGACTAAGAACTATAAGAAGAGAACGTTTGATGCATCTGCGGTGAAAGTAGATACGTCTGCTTTTGATAAAATTTTGAATAATACTATTCTACGACAAGATATTTATCCTTATCAGGAAGAAATGAAATACTGGAATGAATATCTTAAAGAATATGGTACATTTCAACAAAAAAAAGCTGCCATAAACGAAGAATATAACCTTAAAATCAGTGAAGCTACCACCAAGGGTGCTAAGAAGTCCTTGGAAAAAGAGAAGGAAAATAAACTGAAGGAAGTTAGCTTTGAAGAACTAAAATCATCTATCAATTTTGCAAACATATTCGGAAACCTTGATGCTCAGTCTACTGAGGCACTGGTTAAGATGCGTGATAACCTGAAAGAGGTTATAAATAAAGCAGCTAAAGATATAAAACCTACTGATCTTAAAGCGTTGCAAGATGCCTTCAAAGAAATTGATCTAAAAATAACAGTACGTAATCCCTTGGGAGAACTGAAAAATAGTGCAGATAATTATCGTAATGCTACATCTGCGGTAATCAAGGCTCAAGAGGATTTAAATACTGTTATTCAGGGAGGAGAGGTAATAACTAAAGTATATACCAATGAGAACGGGAAATTAACTACTAGATTACTGACTCTTACCCAAGCAGAAAATAACTTGGCCGCTGCTCAATCTGACAGACAAAAAGCTTTGTCAAAGTTAACTCAAGCAGCAAATTCTATCGGGCAAAAAGGCATGGAGGTTGTAAATGCAGGCAATGACGTTGTTGGAATGCTTGAAAACTTTGGGGTGAAGGTTCCAGAAGCCATAAGTAAGACTTTGGATGGTATCGGGCAAGTAATGAGTGGGCTGGAACGAATAGACTTAACCAAACCTTTTAGTGCTATCACAGGTGCAGTTAGCGTTTTGGCGGGCGTTGGGAATACTATTGCCGGATTATTCGGTTTTGGTGGTGCTGACTATTCTCGTTACAATGAAATGGTTGATGAGTATAACAAGTTAAATGAAATATGGGATGAGTTAATTGATAAGAAAAAAGAATACATAGATATGTCTTATGGTCCCGAAGCTGCTAAAGCGGGAGATGAAGCTATTGAAATAGCAAACAAAAGCATTGAGTCTTATAAAATATTAGGAAGAGAACGATTGCAATCTGGCGCATCTGCCGGTTCCCACTCTATTGGTGTTCGTATTCGCAATAGCATGAGTCAGGAATTATGGGATCAATGGGACGAGTTTGCTAAGTCAATCGGCAAAGATCCGGATTTTATAGGAGGAAGACTTTCCGGTCTCTTTAACTTGACGGCTGAACAGCTTGAAAAGTTAAAAGAGGAAGCTCCTGGATTTTGGTCTAAGTTGGATGGAGATGTTCAAAACTACCTCAATAAGATTATTGAAGGTGGAGAGAGAATAGAAGATATTCAGAAAGCCGTTCAAGAACAATTGACTCAGACGTCATTCGATAGTCTGTTTGACAACTTCATAGATACTCTCATGGACATGGATGCTTCATCCAAAGACTTTGCTGATAATTTTGGAGAGTATATGCGAAAGGCTGTATTCACTCAAATGTTCGCGAAGGGATATGAAGATGAATTAAGAAAATGGTATGAATCCTTTTCTGAGGCCATGGGCAAAGAGGGAGGTATCACCTCTTCTGATATTAAAGACTTAAGAGAAGGGTGGGATACTATTGTAAATGGTGCTCTTGAAGACAGAAAGGCATGGGAGCAGATCGTAGGCGGTGGCGGCACATCTACTTCCCAGGAATCTTCCAAGAAAGGCTTTGCTACAATGTCTCAGGATTCTGCTGACGAGTTGAACGGTCGCTTCACTGCTCTTCAGATTGCCGGTGAAGAAATCAAGAATCAAAACCAGCTTCAAACAATGTCCATCCTTGAACTTAAAGCAGGAATGTTGACTATTAGTGCAAACTCATCTGGTATAAAGGACATTGCTAGCGAGACAAGGGATTTGATACGGCTTTCTTACGAGGCTATAACAGACATTCGTGACAATACTAACGTCATGGTGAAGCCTATCCAGCAGATGGCGGCTGATATTGCAGAAGTCAAGCGAAATACTAATGGATTATCAAAAAAGTAATATTATGACAGGAGACCTACTAATCAATAACAAGGACGCCTATACGACGTGGGGAGTCAATATGGGAGACGGGTTCATAGAAGCTATTTACGCTCCACTTCCGATGAAAGATGTGATTGAAAACAAATCACGCCTGCAGGACGGGAAAAGGGTTATAATCGAAAACAGAAAGGTTGACGAACGGGACCTGACTCTTACCTTTACGCTAAAAGGAGTTTCCCCTTCTGACTATATTGCCAAATATAAGGCATTCTTAGACGAAATAACAAAGGGGGAATTTGCAGTCAAAGTTCCGGAACTAGGCGAAGAGGTATATCACTTATACTACCTCCGTTCTCAATCTTTCGGTTTCAATATCGCAAGGACGTTTTCAAAGATTTCGGTTAAGCTGAACGAGCCCAATCCTGCAAATAGAGAATAAAGTTACCACAATTGGCGAATTGTGGTTTATAGGGTTGCCGGATTTTATGTTTTGATGTTTCTATCAGCGAACTTTGTGATATGGCAGAATTAGTAGACATCAAAGACATATCCGGCAACATCCGTCTTTCTACTCCTATCAACGAAGGTAGTAAAAGAAAGTTCCAGCTAATGAGTTCTGATTACATTACTCTCAAGTTCTCATTAGCTGAACCTGTCTACTTTCAGCTTGGGGATTACATTGATGACGAGAATATTGGTTTGTTTGAGCTTGTAGACTTATATAAACCTACTTACAATACTACTACCGGGGGATATGACTACGAATTAAAGCTTGATGCTTACTATTGGAAGTGGAAAAATAAGAAGTTCTTCTATACTCCTCAAAGTAGTGGAAGAGAAGCTAGCTGGAATTTGACCGATACACTAAAGGTTCACATGGATGTGTTCTTGAAAAATCTAGAAGTGTTAGGCTATCAGTATAAAGGGAAAGTATTTACATGCAAAATTGACGATTCTGTGGATGATTCATCCAAGCTGATTTCATATGATAACATGAACATGCTAGACGCTCTTTCTCAAATGTCTCAAACATTTGAATGCGAATGGTGGATAGAGAAAGATGTAATCCGTTTTGGTCGTTGCGAACATGGTGATCCGGTCGATTTTGAGATTGGTGTTAATGTTAGTGCAATGAATCGGAGTGACAGTCAGACTTCTTATGCAACTAGAATATATGCTTTCGGTTCTACGCGAAATATTCCACAGACGTATCGTAAAAAACTGGTATTCGATGTTAAGAAGGTAAATGGGCGTGATATTTCTGATACATCACGAGTGCTTAATATAGACTATTTTCCTACCGATGACCAGATAGGAGATAAGTTTAAGGCATCTGTGCGGACAAGTGGATATGTCAAAGCCGGGTTGAATGATCTGAATTATGAATCTTTATCAAACAATCCAGCCGGGGGAACTTATGCAATAAAGAGTGAAGGTGCTTCGTTTAATATAGGAACAATAGTCCCTCCAGCCGGTTCATCTGTGGAGAGGGAATATTTACCATCAGGAATATATAGCTGGAGATGGCAGCTTCGATATAAAATCAATGATGTAGAGAAGAGTTATGGTATTGGAGGAAACGTACGCACTATATATGACAATCAGGAAAAAGAACTGACAGATAAAGTTGTCCTAAATAAAGAGATAAATATTGAGCGTGGGGCTACTGATTTGAAGTTATATATTGTCTTCCAACTACCAGGTTCAATTTCTTCTTTAATGATGATACTTGCCGGTTCATCTGGGGATATTACTATTGAGAATGTAGCTAAGTCGGCAAATGCCTCTGTGACATTCACTACGGGACCCAATGAAGGTCAGACATTTGATGCGATATATAATCCCGATTTTCAGATAGGGGAAGCAGCAAATGTTTTGCGTCTTCCCGAAGGAGTTAGTGTATCCGCCGGGAATATGTATACCATCAACAATATTATAAAAAGCCGAATTCCTATAAGCTATTTTTCAGATGATAAAACGCTATTAACGGTTGAAGGTATTGTAACCAAGCATTTGATGATGCCGGAGGGAGTTCCATACATTGACGCATACCCCGACATGTATACAGAGGAAGCTATTGAGCAGATTGTTGTTTTTGACGATATTTATCCAAGTCGTATAGGGGCAATCGGAGATGTATATACGCATTCATATACTGATACTACAGATAATCCGGATGGAAGCAAGACCGAATCGAAATGGGCTGCATGGAGATTTAAGGATGCGGACTTAGGCTTTCATTTCTCTGAAAGTTATCAACTACCAGGAGAGGAATTACGCGTAGCATTCCAATCCGGTCCCTTGGCTGGCATGGATTTTGAAGTTATATTTAATCCTTATGACTCATCGTCTGATACGTATCAGCCTGAACGCCTTGAAGATGGCACATGGAATCCAAGGGCACAGGTATATGAAGTAAAGCGCAATGATGATTATGGGCGTATGCTCCCAGATGACATATTGCATCCCACTAGCGGTGATACGTATATTCTATATGGGTACGATCCTCAATTTGTATCCGATAAGCTTATTCCTGATGCGGAGAAAGAAGTTGAAGAAAGGGCAAAGGAATATATCAACGAATTAAAGCAGGACCCATCTACTTATGACAATACGATGATGCCGGATTACATCTATGGTGTTGACCCGGACACCGGCATGTATGATCCTTCATTCGCGAAGAAGTTCTCTATTGGTCAAAAAGTAAACCTGATCAATAAAGCCTATTTTGAGGAAGGAAGGATATCGCGAATAATTGGCTATGAATATCCTTTGGATGTACCGTATGATTCTCTGGTGTATACTGTCGGGGAGACAGCTCCTTATTCCAAGTTGGGAGAACTGGAAAGTAAGATTGATTCTCTTACTTACCGTAAAGAAAGGATTAAGCAACAAATAATCAGTAGCGGCGGATCGTCTACTGGTACAGGCGAAGGAACCGCTAAGTTTACAAAAAACGTAGAAGTGACTGTGGATAAGGCGGGATATTTCAAGGCTGGTGATGTTATTCTGGAAGGCACTACAGTGGTGGATGCATTTATTAGAATGCTGTCTCAGAAATCAGTGGGAGAATTGAGAAGCAAGATCTCAACAGCAAATGATGTTGAGTTTGGTACAAGCAAAGGCTATATTACATATACTGCATCCCGGAATGGACAAGGACCAATGGAATCTGCATATTATGACGAAAATCCGAATAACAAGTTAAATTTCTCTGAAGAAGTTGGCGGCATTCAAACTGCGGTTAGGCAACTGGAGGGTACTTATAGTCAGAATGAAACATATAAAGCTACGGTCATCTATACTGCTAGTGAAGACGGCACATTGCCAAGACAAGAGATTAAAGACACAATCAGCGTAAATGTTAGACGCAAATGGTTTGCCGGCATATGTTCTTCCATTCCTAAGACTTCTGCTGAAGTACGTGCATTGGGATCAAGTGGACTATATAAGGGGGCGGGAACATATAAGTTTGATGTAAACGCATGGAAAATGATCGCAATTTGTCTGCCGGAAGGGACGTTAAGTGAGTTATCCGTCCCTACATCTCCCGGAAATATCATGGAAGATACAGGTATTGTTAGTGGCCCTACTACCATATCAGTAGAAGGAGCTAATGGAAGTACTGCAGCCAATTATAAAATGTGGATTATTCAGACAGAGACAATGAATGATAGTAACACGTTTACCTTTAAAACAGTGTAATTTATGGTTAAGATCAATGGAGTATCATTTGAAAAACAATATAGACGTACCACTTCAAGACCTATTGATAGTACGGATACATGGAAATCCAAAGAGGATGCGGAAAGCTATGCCCGTAATACAGATGCAGAGCCTTATGTTCCATATGATGGTCAGGTTATATCAATTGAAGGAGAAGAGGATATTTATATATTAGTTAAAGATGATACAATATCTACAGAAGATGGTAGAAAGCATTTTAAGCTTCATAAAATATCTACAGAGGAAGGAGCTGATGATAAGTATTTAAGTAAAGTCGATCCAGATTCTGCTAAAGGATTAATTACCTTCTTGGCTGGCATTGACGTAAAAATCAAAGCCGTTGTTCAGAAGCTAATCGCAGAAGACGCAACTTTCTCAAAGGAAATATCATCAAAAGACTATGTGCAGAATCTCATCGGCTGGATGATTTCTCCCGATGGTCATATCGATGCGAAATCGCTCCATCTCCGAGACTTTCTTGAGGTTCCGGAGCTTCGCTATAATCGCGTGTCGATAACTTCAGGAGAAGATTGGCTTGCTCCCGGTGGTGGCATTATTGAATCCGTAAACGAATCTTCTCAGACTCTGACTTTGAAGCTGGAACCGGGAGAAGTTGCAAACCTTGCGGTGGATGACATTTGCAAGGGTATATTCAACAACAGTACAGGATTCCATACTTCTTATTTCCGCATAACTCAAAAGATAAGCAATTCGGAGTTTAAATATACTCTCAGGAGTGGCTACTCATATCATCCTCAGAAGGCTATGCATTTTGTGGCATATGGCAATTTCACAAATGCGGAACGCCAGAAATCTGCTTATTCTACAAAGGACTATAAACGCTATCTCGCAGGAGTAAATAACTGGGAGATTACCTCTTCTATGGTTATGATGCAGCTGGGAGACTTGTCTAATCTGGTCATTTCAGGATTGGATTTGTCCGGATACAGTGCATACCTTCGCAACGTATATATGACCGGTACGATTAAACAACTTTCGCAGGATGGTACTACGGAAGTCCTTGTTCCCGCATTTAAGGGGGAATGGAAAGCGGGAAAGTATTGGTATTACGATGAAGTTACCCATAACGGGAGTACATGGATATGTATTGAACCTAGTACTACGCAGGAACCGTCTGACTCTTCTACAGATTGGTTGAAAGTCGTTTCTGAGGGACGTCCTGGAGATGATGGAACAAGTCTTGTATTTAAAGGCGAATTTGCTTCCGCTCCGTCAAATCCTCAGAACGGATGGTATTATCGAAATACTACGGACAAGAAATGTTACGTATATCAAGATGGGGCATGGCATTTAATGACCGAAGACGGGAAGCCGGGAGCAGATGGGGCAGGAAGCATATCCGCAATTCTTGATGATGGAATGCAGTCTGTTGCTTGCAATTCTTCCGGTGCTGTGATATCCGGCCTTCCTCTTACTACGACTTTTTCGATGTATTACGGAACTACTAAACTGACTCTTGATTCTCTTACTGTAGGAAGCCTTACGGGAGTGACATCATCGGCTAATAAGAGTACAGGGGTAGTGACTGTATCTGCTATTACTGCCGCAGCCTCTGATACAATCCGCATACCAGTGACGGGCAAGGCTTCATATAAAGACGCACAGTACGAGAGAACTGTTTACCTGTCTGTAAATAAGGTAAAGCCGGGGGCCGATGGCGAGAATGCTATCATCTATTCCTTGCAACCTTCCGTAAACGTAATAAAAAAGAACGCTGATGGTAGCAGTGAAGTATCAAAGGTTTCCTGTCGGATAATGAAGACGGACGGAGCTTCTACAGTAGTGTCTTCTCTGCCTGCCGGTTATTCAATGGACTATGTCATTGATTCCGGGACCGCGAACGGATATACTCCGGGAAGCGATGTAGCAGTATCTGGAATAACTACTAAAATACAATTCCGACTTTATAGTGAGACTTCAGGAGTAGTGCTAGTGGATCAGCAAACCATTGTTGTCCTCAAGGATGGAAGTAACGGGAAGCCAGGAGATGATGGTGTAGGAGTACAAGATGTGGATGTGCTTTACTACCTTTCAACTTCTTCTAGTTCCTTGATTGGTGGTTCTTGGTCAACGACTGCTCCGGCTTGGGTAAACGGAAAGTATATGTGGAGTAAAACGAAGGTCACATATACAAATGGTTCCATAACGGAAACAGATCCGGCTTGTATTACCGGTTCAAAGGGGGCTAATGGAACCAACGGAGAAGATGGAAGGGGGGTAACTAGTATCGTTGAACAATACTATCTCTCGACTTCCTCTAGTTCTTTGGTTGGCGGATCGTGGTCGACCACTGCTCCGGCATGGGTAAACGGAAAGTATATATGGACCAGATCAGTAATCACCTATACAGATGGTTCATCGACTACTACGGATGCTATTTGCGTCACAGGAGCGAAGGGAGAAACGGGTATAGGAGTAAAGAGTTACAGAGAACAATATTACCTGTCTACGTCCTATAGTACGCCGGCAGGCGGATCATGGTCGTATAATGTACCAAGCTGGACAGATGGTAAATTCATGTGGACGCGAACTGTTGTCACTTATACCGATAATACAACTTGGACGAGTGATCCGGTCTGTGTAACAGGGAGTGCCGGACCTTCCGGTAAGGGGGTAAAATCTTTTGAGGTTCTGTATTATCTCTCAACTTCTTCCAGCACCTTAACAGGTGGGTCGTGGTCTACGACTGCTCCTAAGTGGGAGGATGGCAAATACATATGGACTAAAACTAAGGTTACTTATACTGACAATACGACATATGAAAGCAGTCCGGCTTGCTTGACGGGCGGACAAGGAAAGACCGGCCTTCCGGGAGCTATGCTTCGTCCTCGTGGCGAATGGAAGCCAAATACTGAATATTACCATAATGATGCGTTTATCGATACTGTCATCTATAATGGTAATAACAAACTCTGTAAGGTAACTCATACATCTACTTCTACGTTTGATTCTACTAAATGGGATGAATTCAATGAATTTATTAATGTTGCGACAAACGTATTGCTAGCCCAGAATGCGACTATAGATGTGCTTGGCACTTCTGGAATATTTGTTGGCAACCTTGAAAAGACGCAGGGATGGATGATAACTGAAGGTGCTATAAAACACAATCAGACAGGTTTTGAATTAACTGCTGAGGGTGGAATAAACACAGCTAACGGAAAGCTGGTGTTGACTTCGAATAGTACCGTAATCCGTACCAATACCGGTAAAGATATCGCTTTATTTAAAGAAGTGGACGGTGTACCTATGATTGATGCAAAAAATATCAATACAGAAAACTTAGTGGTAACATCTGGAGCTATTCTAGGAGGATGGGAGATAAAGGATAATAATATAGTGTCTAGAGATATAGCTGATGCAAAGATTCTTTTAGAGGTTAGCGGTACTCGTTTTTTGCGTATTAATGAGTATGGAGGAGTTTCCTCTCAAGGGGCATATCCTTTTTTGTCTATACGTAATGATAATCAGGACTGCATTAACCTAAGCACGTATGGTAAAGGAGGAGTTGCGTTAAGAATTATTGCTAACACTTCTGGTGGTGGGGCTATAGAAAGTTACGGATCGCATTTATTAGGTCAACGTCAATACGAAAAGTGGGATGCTCCCGGCGTATTATGGGCTGGACGTATTTCATCAGGAGGTGGTATATCTGATAGATGGGGAGATGGATGCTATGTTTCTAGTGTTAACAGAACTGATACGGGTAACTATGTTTTTCAGCATGAATTAGGTCACACTAATTATTTTATAATAGCTACAGGCGTAAACGAAAATTGGACTCTTTGTATAATATCAGACAAACAGGCCAATACTTTTACCGTCAAGACATTCCATAAAGATCAAGGATGGATTAACAGTGCATTCGAGGTAGCGGTAATAGGTAGAAATAGAAAATAAATATAAAAGCTTATGAAAATAGACTTTAGAACAATCGAAGTAGAGGATATCGAAGGGAATAAGAGTACCGTCGATTACAGCAAAGTTTTTGGCAATGCAATATTTCAAAAGACAGGTGATATTGGTGAGTTAGAAATAGCAAGAAAAATCTATCTTAATGGCGTGGTCGATTTAACTCCAGAACAAGCGGAATCTTTAAAGAAATATGCAGATCTTTTTGTTCGGGCTATTGATCGTTTGTCGGTTCTTAATGCTCTGTCAGCATGCGAGTAAAAGGAACGATAATCAAAGCAGTCATCTCCATCGACCTCCCTTCTGGATTGACGATGGACGATATAGACTTCTCATGCCGCTTCTTTGTCTATTACTGTTCGAATGCGTCACAGATAATAAAGAAGTCTGAGATGATCCGCGTCAATGAGAATAGCTACACCTGCTACATAGACACAAAGATAATCGGTACGGGTGAAATATGGCTTGAGACTACGGCCTATCTCCCAGACTCTGATTACGAAAGCGGTACAAGAGTAGAGATCGACAAGATAAATACTGGCATAAAGACGGTGTGACATGGGATGCATATCTGTACATATAGAGGCGATTAAGGGCATTTGGAATGTATCGGTCAAGGCTGATGAGATGAAGGTTTCCGCTTCGGCAACGGGCATGAAGGTGTCGATAGGAGTTGTCTGTGATGTTGGTAAACAGG